ATTATATAACACATCCTTATATATAAGTCAAACACATATAATGTTATATTATACTTGACCTACAATTATAAGTCTGTATTATAATAGGTAACAACAACGAAAACCAACTAGGAGAAAATGTTATGAAAAAATCTAAAGAAAACTTTGACGTAAAACAGGACGTAACAAATCGCATTATTGAGGGTCTTAAAAATGTTGGAGAATTTGAGACGCCTTTTTTAACTCTTCGTTATGCTCCACGAAACTTTAAAAGTGGCAAGGTATATCGGGGCATCAATGTTCCGTTGACTGCCATGTCAGGTTACACCTCACCTTACTGGGGAACGCCGAAGCAGTGGATGGAAGCTGGCGCGAATATCAAGGGCGGCAAATGCACCAAGATCGTTTTCTGGATTACAAAATATAAAGTTGACGCAAATGGCAAAGAGACAAATGTTGTCGATTTTATGTTTCCAAAATATTACAATATTTTGAACGCAGACCAAGTCACAGGTTGGGAAGCTCCCAGCACTGACGAAGATAAAAAAGATGAGACTGAGATCATCGCAACGGCAGACGAGTTTTTCAAAAACTTAAATGTTGAAACTTTTTATTCTTCTGGTCGGGCCTGCTACATGGTAGATTCCGACAAAATCCAGATGCCTCCCCGTGAAGATTTTAGCGCGACAAAAACTTCTACTGCGACTGAAGCTTTTTATAGTACATTGGCTCACGAAAATGTTCACGCGACAATGCACAAAGATCGTTGTGATCGTGACATGGGTTCATACGCTTTGGAGGAACTGGTTGCTGAGATTGGGGCGGCAATGCTTTGCGGTCAGTTAGGAATCTCAAGCGAGATGCGCGACGATCACGTTGCCTACATCAAGTCTTGGTTAAAGGCTTTGAAGAACGACAAAAATGCGATCTTCACTGCGGCCAAGAAAAGTCAGCAGGCACTTGACTGGATGAACGAGCAACAAAGTGGAATACAATTAATTGAAATAGAGGAGGCGGCGTAAGCCGTCTCTAAAAACGGGTCAAAAAGCAGGAATTTATTTTAGCTTTTTGGCCCCTCTTTACTTTTATATAATTATTGCTTATATTGATAAACGTAAAAACAGGAGAAAGAATCAAATGACACAAGTTCAGTTGGCTGAAGCTATTCATGTAACAACTCACTGGTATCGTTATCGTCAGTCTTACGTCACCCTGTGCAACAGGGTCTTGATGCAACGAGGTTTGAAGTTAAAGGGAGGCGAAAATGTTTCTTGATATTTTGTTTCAACTAATTCTTTGGGTGCTATGATTAACGACTACCCATTTAAAATGTACATTGACTTTGGCGACAAGTATCCGCCAATCCCTTCGGGAGTGCGATTAGTCAAGATTGAAAGCGTTGGCCCTAAATTCGTTACTGTTAAATATAAAAACTTTAAACATTATTGGTTTCCTAAAAAATTTACTCGTGAGCAATTTGAAGAGATTTATCCGCTGGAGGAAAAAAATGAAGATATTGTTTAGCTTTTTTTTATTGTCTTTAACTGCCTGCTCTTCGGGGTGGCAACACGCTGGACAAAATGACGGAGGCTACGTCTGGGTAGGCTGTCATGTTATTCACACAAATCCTGTTGATTGCTACCCTGCGCCAGACAAGTGCGCCTATGCGTTTGGGCCAGAGGGCGACAAGGTTAAGGGCCAGAAAATTTATTTTAAGCAAATAGATGAATATGGAAAAGTTGGCATGCCAATGACGGCAAGACCCTGTAAGGAGAATGAATAATGAAATTTAGCGACATCAAAACTTTTAAAGATTTTTTAGCCAGTTTTTTTGTATTGAAATTTGAGCCAGAAAATACGCCCTCGTACTTAAAGCCAGAACAAAAATCCAAACCAAAAAAGAAACGCGCCAGAACGAAGTCTGGAAAGTTTAAGGGCGACAACCCAAAGACTAAAAATGTCAACGAGGCTTGGAAGTGAATAAATTAAAAAAGATTTGCCAATATTTTATTTTTGCGGTTGTCGCAGTGTTTTTAAGTTTTTTAATCTGGGTGTCGGAAGTCAGGTCAGAAGATTACGTCGAGGCTAGATTGATTAAGATGCTGTGCATGGAAAAGAAACTATTCAAGGAGACAATCGCAAAACATCAGGAACTTTTTTTTATTGGCACAATGCCAACTACGTCCAGCGTTATAGAAATATATCGGGGAGAAGATTTGTCTTGGTCAGTCTTGATACGTTCGCCGTTCGACAGCGCACTCTGCGTGTTGGCGACAGGGAACCAGTTAATTGACGTAGATTGGTTTGCAGAAAAAAATTTATTACCAGAAGGAGAAAAATAAAATGAACGTCAACGACATTATTTCAAGGGCAGGGGGCCAAGTTAAATTGGCGAAACTCTTGAATATTTCACAGCCAGCAATATCGTACTGGAAACGAATACCAGTTCACCACGTCTTAAAGATTGAACACATGGTCGGTATTAATCGCCACGACATGAGGCCAGACATTTACCCAGAAGAATACAAATGATCTGCGGCATAGACCCCGGCGCGAAGGGCGCAATTTCTTTGCTGTATAATGACGGCACGGCATTTGTCTACGATATGCCCATGCTGGGCAAGGAGGTCAACGCCTCAGAGGTTGCGTCAATCTTTCAAGAGTTTGAGCCACAACACATTTGGCTTGAGCAAGTGAACTCATTTGGCATGGGCAGAACGTCTGCCTATAACTTCGGGCAGGGGATGGGAATTTTAAAGGGCGTAATAGCAACTTTAGAGATTTCATATACTTTAGTCACGCCGCAGAAATGGAAAAAACATTTTGGCCTGTCGAAAGAAAAAGACCACAGCAGACTTCTGGCGACGAGGCTGTACCCAAGTATGGCAGATAAGTTTATTCGCAAGAAAGATGACGGAAGAGCTGAAGCAATTTTAATAGCAAAATATGGGAGTGAACAAAAATGAAACGTGCCGAAAAAATGTTAGACGAGTGTAAAGAAATTTTAAAACAGCGCGGCGAACAATACGGCGATGCTAAAGTTCTCTATAAACGCACCGCAAGTGCTTGGACAGCTTATCTAGGTCTAGAACTTGATAGCGAACACGTTTGCACAATGATGAGTTTAATGAAGTTGGCGCGGTTGGATCAAGGTATTGACCCTGATGTCAGAAGAGATACCTACATCGACATGATAAATTATATTGCCTTGGCTGAAGGTTTAGAAGAGGACGGAACGTGACTTGGACGTGCGACAACTGTGGCTACTCGCATTGGGACGAGAAGCAACTAATATCCTGCATAATTTGCAACAAAATCTTGGAGGCGATATGATGGATGAGCAATTTACATTATTGAAAACTCCCAACAATATTTTATCAAGCAATGTTCTTGTGACAGAAATTGATAATGATATTTTTAAAAGATTTGATTTTACATTTGACGGTAGCTCAGTTTTTGAAGTTCCACATTTGCCAGAGATTAAAAATGATTTTGAGGTAGGCGTTATTTTTGGTTCTAGTGGCAGTGGCAAAACCTCGTTGTTAAAACAATTTGGTGATGAGGAGAATTTAATTTGGAATAAAAATAAAAGCGTAGCATCTCATTTTGAAAATGTTGATGACGCAATCGAGAGATTAACGGCAGTTGGATTAAATACTGTACCAACTTGGAGTAAACCAAGACACGTTTTGTCAAACGGGGAAGGTTTCCGTTGTGATTTAGCAAGGAGATTAAGAAGCAATATTGTAATCGATGAATTTACCTCAGTAGTAAATAGAGACGTTGCAAAATCTTGTTCATTTTCATTAGCTAAATATATAAAAAGAAAAAAAATAAAAAATGTAGTTTTGGCAACTTGCCATGAAGATATATTAGATTGGTTACAGCCCTCATGGGTATTTGACACGGATGCAAAGAAATTTGCGTCAAGGAGGTCTCTTAGGCCAAGCATCGAAATTAAAGTTATTAAGGGAGACAGGAGCTACTGGGACGTATTTAAAAAACATCACTATTTGAATGAAGATTTACCGTTTGCCGTTGAATGTTTTTTAGCCGTCTGGGAAAATAAAATAATTGGTTTTAGTTCAAGTACGCCACTTCCCGGAAAAACTCCTCCATTATATGAAGGTGATGTAAGAAAAAAATGGCGAGAATGTCGAACTGTTGTTTTACCAGATTTTCAAGGTCTTGGAATTGGAACTCGTTTTTCAGATATGGTTGCAGATATTCATATAGAAAAGCAAATAAGATATTTTTCCAAAACATCTCATGTTCGAATGGGATTTTACCGCGAAAAAAGTGATTTGTGGAGGGCAACAGCTACAAATTTAAAAGACAGAAGTAAGTCAACAAAAGGCGAATATGTAAAAAAAGGATACGCACATATCCCGTTGGAAAGAAATAGGATTTGTTATTCGCATGAATACATTGGCACAAATAAGAAATCATATAACCCAAAATACAATTTAGTAAAAAGCTCGCAACAACAATTATTTTAGTTAAGGAAAATCATGAACGATAAATTTGTCGATAACTCAGAAAAATTTTATAAAAAAAACAAAGAGGGACAAGAAAATGAACGGCTTTGAAATGCACGGCATTAAACATTCCAGCATCAGTCAGATCAACAAGTGGATCAGCTGTCCTGCGGCGTGGGTGGCGAGTTACCTGTTTGACAATAAGGGTTCGCCCTCCCCGGCAATGTGGCGTGGGATATTTACGGAGCAGGCAGTCAGCGACACGATTACTGGCAAGATGAAAATTGATGAGGCCATCAAAAATGCTTTAAAAGATTTTGACGGCAAGACTTTGTTTGACGATGGGTCGTCTGAGAAGGAACGCGCAAACATTGAGCCAATGACGAGACTGGCGGTTGAGGCTTTAGAGCCGTATGGCAAGCCAGACTTTCCAGAGGATGGACAGCACCGAGTCAGCATGAACGCCAAAAGTGACGGATGGGAATTAGAGTTTATGGGTTTCATCGACTTCAAGTTTCCTGACCACGGACTAATCGTTGATCTAAAGACTACTTTAAGGATGCCCAGCGTTATGTCATTCGGACACCAGCGGCAACGCGCCTTCTATCAGAAATCAAACGGCAACGCCGAAGTAAAATTTTTGTACGCCACTCCGAAGAAGTGCGAATTTAAAGATGACGGCGATGTCAACGAATTGATGGCTGAAGTTAAGACGCACCTGACTAGGCAGGAGGCATTTCTGAGATTAGGCGACAAAGAACTACTGAGATCAATCGTGCCAGTCGATCCAGATTCATTTTACTGGAGGGGTCAGGAGAAGGTAAGAAAAGAATTGTTTGGAATTTAATTTAAAAATAAACTTTACTTATATATAAGGATAATTTATACAGTTAGGTACGACAACGACAACAACGACAACAACTAGGAGAAATAAAATGGAATTACAATTCAAAATTAAATTTGAACAGATAACGGGTGGCCCAGACGAAGTTGGCATTGAGCCGCCAATAACGGGTAAAACAACTTGGATGGCTGTTGACCATCCATTTGATATTTTTATATCATGGTGTTTTAACCGCAATGGTACTTGGAAAGTATTTGTTATGTCTGAAGGAGAAGGCCATTGGATTAATAAAGAATTTGACACTTCTGTAGAAGCTAAATGGTGGTGTGGTAAAAATTTATCTCTTGAGAATTTGGCGCGATTAGCGGTGAAATCTGAAAAATTTAGACACGCATTTGTAGATCAAAAAAAGGTAGCATAAATTCACCCCACATATCCCAACAGCCTCTAGGCAGAAATGCCGGGGGCTTTTCTGGTGCCAACAACGGCACAACAACAAAACAAGGAAAAAAACATGTATGATTTTGATGAAGGCAATTCAACTGGCGCGGCTCAAGGGCCATTTTTAAATTGGCACGCAAGAGAGAAACTGGATGGCAGTATGCCTTCCCGTTCTTTTAGTTTGCGATCTGAGGATGGACTTGAAGATGTCACTGAGTTGATGGGTAAGCAAGTTGCCCTAGATTTAACATCTTTGAGGACTGGATGGTGCTTTTCAAACGGCCAGATTGGGATATCTCCTGAGTGGGTCTGGAATGAAACCCCAGCTAGGTTTGACCAACCACAGCCAGCGGATCGTGGCGAGGACAAGTGGAAGAAAGGTTTTTCCATAAGATTGTCCATCGGCAAGGACAAGCCAGCATCGTGGACTCAAAGCGGGGCTGGTTCGTGGAAAGGGCTTATCTCAATTATGACCGCAGTCAAGGCTGACGGTGGAAGTGGAGGTGCCGCAATTGTTTCAATGAGTGGTGTCGAAGAAATTAAATTCTCCAAGGGTGGAACTTCTGCTCCAGAGTTTACGTTTAAAAAATGGGCTGACTTGCCAGACTGCTTGAAAGAAGATGCGGCAGAAGTTGCCGAAGTTGTCGATACTTCTGACGACGAGTTCTAGGTCTTTCGGTGGGTTGATTAGTACCCACCCATTGAGAGTGGAAATTTTGGGGAGGTTCGTAAGTCCATGAAATTGGCAGAAACCGATAAAAAGCGAGTACGTCAGTGACGAGACCTCAGAACCCCCCAAAATTCTAATAATTTAAAAAGGGTACTCAAATGAGATATGAAAAATACGGAGAGGAACTGTCGGCACTAGGATACGATGTCACTCCGCTGAATGGTAAGGTTCCAATATTAAAGGGCTGGCAGAAGAGGCCAGAGACTGCGAAAGATTTTGCGAAGCACGGCGACAGCAACATAGGCATACTGGCTGGCGGCATCCACAACATCGTTGCCGTTGACGTTGACATAAAAGACAAAGAGACTGCCCTCCTAATTCGAAATATGGCAATCGAACAGTTGGGCTTTGCGCCAGAACGAATCGGCAACGCACCGAAAACATTATTCGTGTTTAAATGTAGCGAACCATTTTACAAGGTTAAGACAGCCGTCTATTCAATCAATAATGAAGATGCCTGTGTTGAGGTGCTTGCAGAAGGCCAGCAATTTGTGTGTTCGGGAAAGCATCCAGACACGAACAAGAATTATTCTTGGCCCGATGACAGTTTGTTAGATATTCCGCCGTTGGCATTAACTGAGATTACGCCAGACGAGATATCCAATTTTATTGCGATGTGCAACAACGCCCTGTCAGGGTTGGGCGAGATTAAAGCCAAGTCATTATCAAACGGCAGTAAGCCACCCAAGGATGTAAACTATGAATTTGCGGAAGGTTCCAAGATGGCAGACCTCGCCAAAATTGATGCGGCGGTCTGTTACATCCCGAACGAGGATTTGCACTATGATGATTGGGTGTATTGCGCTCACTCGATCAAAGGTTCCTGCGGCGAGGAAGGATTAGAGTTATTTCACCGATGGTCAAAGCGTTCCAGCAAGTACGAAAGCGGCGAAACTGACAGACTTTGGAACAGCATCGGCGAGGTAAAGACAATTGGGGCTGGGACTGTTTTTCACATGGCACAGCAACATGGCTACCAGATGGATACTCAAGACACGGCGGTCATTCAAGAGCAGGCGGTGGCTAAAGTTGAGAAGGAATATCAGGAGCTAGATCAAGATGAATTGAAGGCTACGCCATTCGGCGACATATCAGCGGAGAAGATACCACGTCGAAGTTTTCTCTACGGCAATCACTTAATTGAGAAATACGTCAGCGCGACAATCGCGCAGGGCGGCGGTAGTAAGACGACAGTCTTGTTAACGGATGCGATTGCCTTGGTATCCTACAAGACTTTAATCGGCAACGCTCCCAAATATCAGTGCAATGCGTGGCACTACAATCTTGAAGACCCAATTGACGAGCTACAGCGCAGGGTCATTGCCATCTGCAAAAAGTACGGGATACCACTGGCTGACATCAAGGACAGGTTATTTCTGGATAGTGCTAGAACGCGCAAACTAATAATAGCTGAGAAAGTCGGCAATGTCATTGTGGCAACGCCTGACGTTGACGCTGTGATTAAGGAAATAATAAGGCACGACATTAAGTCGTTTTCTGTCGATCCATTTGTGAAAAGTCACCACGCCGACGAGAATGACAACAGGCAGATCGACGCGGTGCTGGATCAGTTCGCCAGAATAAGTAACGAGACTGGATGCGCGGTAGACCTTGCCCACCACGTCAGGAAGCCTGCCACAGGGCAAAACACGGCTCACGGGGACATAAACCAAGCCAGAGGCGCGTCAGCCATCAGCGGAGCTGTGAGAGCCGCCAGAACAATATCAATCATGACTGAGAAGGAGGCGGAGGCCGTGGGCATCCCTGTGGAGATGAAAAACTGGTACATTCGCATTGACGATGCCAAGGGCAATATGTCTCCCCCAGCGTCAAAGGCCGTCTGGCTCCAGCGAGAATCAATAATGCTCGACAACGGCGACGAGTTTGATCTGGGAGACAATGTCGGTGTCGTGGCGAATTGGACGCCTCCAGACGCTTTTGACGGAATATCACCCGAACGTGCCAGAGAATTGCTCAACACTATTGAGAGGGGCTTAAAAGACGGCATACGCTACTCTAAGAACAAGGGAAAGCGTTGGGCTGGCGAGGTGCTGATTAACGAAGTTCTGGACATGGATGAAGGCAAGGCCAAAATTATTATTAAGACTTGGATGAAATCGGGCGTTTTATTTGAAGATGAATACCGAAATGGTGAGACGAGACACGATGAAAAGGGATTGTATGTTGATTATGAAAAACTACCGAAAAATGATTGATTTGAGGGCGCGTGAATACGTTTTTAAAATTCACGCTAAATTCACGCAAAACAACGCGCCGAATAATTTTCTCGCCCTAGTTAGAAATGAATAATAAGCGCGGTTAAAATCCGCGCGATTATTCACGCGGAGAACGCGAATTTTCTAACCACGGGCGAGAAGCGAAATTGACGCAATAATGGGAGTTTAAAAATGAATAGTTACACAATGACGGCAACACTAAAAAAACCTATAATATCAAAAAAAGTTAAATGGAAAAGTTTAGATCGATGCACTTCAAATAAATTAAATTGGCTACTTGCTCTCCAAATTGGGGATAGTTTTGTTATCGAATGTCATTTTGATGGAAGAGAAGGAATAAAACTTAGAAATTTTGCGAAAAAAAACGACATGAAACTTTCGTTTCGCCGATACCCATCAGAAGACGGCGACGACAGATCAAAAGTAAAAAGTCGCGTTTGGATTGTTAAAAAAAATAAAAAAAGTTTACCACATAATTGGAAAGAAATGTAAATGGCAAAAATAACAAAAAGAAAAAGACCAGATGAATTTACTAATCCTGCTGACTACGGCAACAGATTTTACGATGCGATTCATCATGCGCTTAGACCATTAGATCAAATTGCTCACCGCATGGAATTAAAGTTTGGGTGCGAGAGATTGCAAAGCCTCGTGTCTCCAGAGACTGCTCAAAAGTTTGG